CCGCTCAACCGGCTCGGGCCGCGGCTTCTCCGGTGACGTGGTGATCCTGGACGAGGCGTACAACCTGCCTGGTCAGGCGATGGGCGCGATGCTGCCGACGATGGCGGCCCGCCCGAATCCGCAGGTCTGGTACACCTCGTCGGCAGGCACGGACGATTCGGAAGTCCTGGCGCGGGTGAAGGACCGCGGTCTGGAGGGGTCAGGCCGACTCGCTTTTTTCGAGTGGTCGGCGGAGCCGCGGGCTGATCTGGACGACCGGCAGGCGTGGGTTGCCGCCAATCCCGGCCTGGGTATCCGGATCCTGCCGGAGTTCGTCGAGGCGGAACGCGCGGCGCTGCCGGAGATGGAGTTCGCCCGCGAGCGGCTCGGTATCTGGTCTGACGCGCGTCGCGAGGCGGCGATCGATCGGGTGTTGTGGGCGTCGCTGATCGACGTGGACTGCGACGCGCGTTCGCCGGTGGCGTTCGCCGTCGAGATCAACGCCGAGCGGACCAAGTCGTCGATCACAGCGGCCATCGGTCGGCCGGATGGGGGCGTCCAGCTTGAGTCGATCGCCTACCAGCCGGGGACCGCGTGGCTGCTGGATCGGCTCGCGGCGCTGAATGCGGACTGGAAACCCCTCGGGATCGCGCTCAACCCGTCGGCGCCGGCGGGGTCGCTGATCCCGGGTCTACAGGCCTTGGGTATCGAGCCGGTGCTGATCTCGGGCCGCGAGGAAGCCCAGGCCTGCGGGGCGTTCTACGACGCGGTCACCGACAAGCGGATCCGGCACGGCAACCAGCCGGCCTTGAACATCGCGGTCGAGCAGGCCGTGAAGCGCCCCATGGGTGACTCGTGGGTGTGGCACCGGCGCACTGAGGCCGATATCGGGCCCCTGAACGGCGCCACGCTGGCCCACCACGTCGTTACCAGCCACGAGACCGAGACGCAGCCTTTCTTCGCGTCCTGGCGATAGGAGGAAAGCATGGCCGTCCTATCGTCGAGTCCGGGCGTTCGGCTGCAGTGGCGCGAAGCCGGCCGGCTCATCGCGGCCGGCCTGGGGTGGCTGCTGTACGCGGCCGGCTGGCTGGTCGCGAAGACGCTGCGCGGTGCCGCCACCGCTGTGGGCGCGGTCCTGTACGCGGTCGGCTGGCTGGCGTCGGCGCTGGCCTGGCCGGGGCTGTGTTGGTGTGGTCGCGCCGTGAGGCTGGGCTGGCAGGAAGGCCGTAAGCCGATCGGCGGTCGGCAGGGAAGTGCTGGACAGACGTGAAGGCGGGCTGAGCCTTGGGCCTGCTAGAGAAGATCTCGCCTGGCCGGGACGAGGAGCGGTACAGCGTCGACCAGTGGATCTCCGACTACCTGATCCCGTCGCAGTTCAACTACAACGGCACGACCTACCCGCTCGGCCTGAACCAGACGATGGCCGGGCAGAAGATCCATCGGGTCGCTGCGACGCTGCCCGGCTATGCGACGGCGCTGCGGATGTGCCCGCCGGCGTTCGCGGCGCAGATGGTCCGGGCGCTGGTGCTGTCGGGCATGCGGTTCACCTGGCGCAACCTGCCGAGCTCGACCACGCCGCGGCGGCTCTTCGGCAACCGCGAGCTGTCGCTGCTGGAACGGCCGTGGCCCAAGGCGACGACCGGGGATCTGGTCTCGACGATGGAGTGGCATTCGGGGCTGGCCGGTAACGCGTTCGTGGCGCGCCGCCCGGACCGGTTGCGGGTGCTGCGCCCGGACTGGTGCGGGCTGCTGTTCGGGTCGCAGCAGGATCCGGACGAGATCGCGTCCACCGCACTCGACGGCGAACTGCTCGGCCTGGTGTACCAGAACGGCGGGATCGGCGCCGGCCGCGGGCAGATGAACACGCTGCTGCCGGACGAGTTCGCGCACTGGTCGCAGATCCCCGACCCGGAGTGTCCTGGCATGGGCCAGTCGTGGATCACCGCGGCAATCGCGGACATGCGCGGTGACCGGGCCGCCACCGAGCACAAGCTGCAGTTCTTCCACAACGCCGGCACCCCGAACATGGTGGTCAAGGGCATCACGGCGGCGACGAAGGAGCAGTTCACCGAGATCGTCGACGCGATGGAGGCGAACCACGCCGGTGTCGCCAACGCCTACAAGACGCTGTACTTGGCCGCTGGCGCGGACGCGACCGTCGTCGGGTCCGACATGAAACAGATGGACTTCAAGGCCACCCAGGGAGCCGGCGAGTCCAGGATCGCATCCCTCAGCCGAGTACCGGCCGCGCTGCTCGGCATCTCCGAAGGCCTCGCCGGCTCCAGCCTGAACGCCGGGAACTTCGGCATGGCGCGGCGCATCTTCGCCGACTCGTGGATCTACCCGGCGCTGCAGGACCTGTGCGCGTCGATGGAGCCGATCTTGACCCGGCCGCGGAATCCGCGTACCGGCGAGGCGGACGCCGAGCTGTACTTCGACACCGGCGACATGCCGATCCTGCGTGAGGACGCCAAGGACGCCGCCGAGATCACCCAGACGCAGGCCACGACGATTTCGGGCCTCGTTAAAGAGGGCTTTACACCGGAGTCTTCAATCGCCGCGGTGATCGGCCAGAACATGACGCTCTTGATCCACTCCGGATTGGTGTCCGTCCAGCTGGTCCCGAATTCCGCACCCAGTAAATCCGGGACTTCGCCCAGCAAAACCCCAGGAGGGGCAGCGTGACATCTGCACTGGTCAACGGGCCTACGTTGTGCCTGCGCGCGGTCGAGTTCCGGGCCACCGGCGACACCGGCGACGGTAGAACGTTGGAGGGTTACGCCGCCGTTTTCAACACCCCGACGCGTATCCAGTCGTGGGAAGGCGAGTTCGACGAGGAGATCGCCGCCGGCGCGTTCCGCAAGACCCTGCGTAAGAAGACGCCGGTGCTGCAGTTCGACCACGGCCGTGACCAGCGCACCGGCTCCGTTCCCATCGGCGCCATCGACGAGTTGTCCGAGGATGACCAGGGCCTGTTCGTGCGGGCCCGGCTGTTCGACAACGAGATCGTCGAGCCGATCCGCCAGGCCATCGAGGGCAAGGCGATCACCGGCATGTCGTTCCGGTTCCAGGTCGCCCGCGACCAGTGGGCCGACAAGGACGGCGTGAAGATCAAGGACGACGAGCTGGCGAAGCTGCTCTGGGAGCCCGGCGACCGCGGCCCGCTGAAACGCACGATCCTCGAGATCGACCCGCTGCACGAGCTCGGCCCGGTCGTCTTCCCCGCCTACGACGCGACCAGTGTCGGTGTGCGGTCGCTGCTGGCGCAGCTGACCCCCGACGAGCACCGCCTGATGCTCCGTGAACTCGCCGCCGACCTGCGGCGCGCTCCGGACCTTGAAGACCTCACCGCAGCCGGCGCGCGGAGCGCCGTCGCGGAGGAGCCCCAGGTACGCGGCCAGGAAACGGCGAGCGGCCAACCCGTTACGACTCGTTCGCGCGCCGACACCGACGCGCTTCGCCTGAGAGGCATCCTGTGAACTTCCGCCGCAAGCCGACCATCATCGGCTACCGCAAGAACGGCGCCCCCATCTGGCTGGCCCGGGGCGGCGCCCCCGATCCCACCGACATCCTCGAGGAACTCCGCGGCAAGAACGTGGCCGACCTCAAGGACGCCAACACCCCCGACGAGCTGCGGGGCAAGACCCCCGACGAACTCCACGCGTACATCGAGGTCCTCGACGCGCACCTGAAGTCCATCCACCAGACCGACGAGGGCGAGCTGCGGGACAAGACCCCCGCCGAGCAGACCGCGTTCGACTACGGCCTGAAGCTGCGCGACATCGCCATCAAGAAGATCGACGAGCACCGCGCGGTGCAGGAGATCTTCAAGCGCAAGCCGCAGGCGGTGACCCGGGCACTGGCGAACATCAAGTACGGCAATGACGACCCGTACGGTGACGTGCGCCGGCTGACCAACGCCGAGGCCCGGGATGCAGCCCTGCGTAAGCTCGACGACCGGTCGGCGACCATGATGCTCGACGACGATCAGAAGACGCTGGTCGAGAAGCAGCTGCGCCGTTCCGGCGACATCGCCCGCCGGATCCTGGTGACGGAGAACGAGAACTACCGCAACGCGTGGATGAAGCTCGTAACCCAGCCGCACCCCTTCCTCGACGACGACGAGCGCAAGGCGGTTCAGGCCTGGGAGGAGTACCGGGCAATGGCGGACTTTACGTCCGCTTCGGGTGGGTTTGGTATACCTGTTTTCATTGATCCATCGATCATCCTTACAGCGCAGGGCAGCGGGAACCCGTTCCTGCAGATCGCTCGCCAGGTCACCGTCAACACCAACCGGTGGAAGGGTGTCAGCTCGGCCGGTGTCACCTGGGCGTTCCAGACGGAAGCCGCGGCGGCGACGGACAACAGCCCATCGCTGGCTCAGCCCTCCGTGGACATCCACATGGCCCGCGGGTTCATTCCATATTCGATTGAGATTGGTTCCGACTATCCCGACTTTGCGTCTGAAATGTCCAGACTGCTTGCGGAAGGTTATGACGAGCTGCTGGTGGACAAGTTCACCCGCGGTTCCGGCTCGGGCGAGCCGATGGGCATCCTGACGGCGCTATCCGCGAATACAAACGTGCGAGTCAAGGTGGCGACGGCCGGCGCGATCAATGCGCAGGACCCGTACAACGTGTGGAAGGTCCTCGGGCAGCGGTTCCGCCGCAACGCCTCCTGGCTGATGAGTGTCGGCGCGAACACCGGCATCCGGCAGATCGGTGCGGCGAACGTGTTCCACGGCTACACCGTCAACCTGCCCGAGGGCTGGGCCGACCAGCTGATGGGCGCGCCGGTCTACGAGGACCCGTACATGCCTGACACGACAACCGTTACTGCGTCGACAATTGGTGTGGCTGTGGTAGGAGATTTTACGAATTTCGTAATTGCCCGAAATGGTGGCATGGAAGTCGAGTTGGTGCAGACGCTGGTTCAGCAGATTACGGCCGGAAGTGGACCAGCCGTACCAACCGGACAAAGGGGATGGTTCGCCCATAGCCGGATAGGCAGCAATTCCGTAAATGATCTTGCCTTCAGAATTCTCGTAAATTCGTGAATTTGTAATAGAATGGGTGAGGCCGGGGAAAGCCAATTCCCCGGCCTCAGCCGACCACCTGTGCGAGAGGTGCCCGACATGGAGAAGCCTACGCGTCTGTTGACGTGTATTGAGTGCGGCCTGCAGTTTCCCTACGGAGGCCATGGTCAGCCTGCTAAAACATGCAGCGTTGGATGTAGGCGGTGGCGCCACGATCGGTGGACGCCGAAGTCGCGTCGCGTGAGACGGAAGGTCACTAGCCGCCAGCTCATGTGCATTCGATGTAATGGCTCATTTGACGTGTCGGGCAATCGCGGACGATTCAAGTATTGTCCTGAGTGTTCTGACTGCGGAGTTGCGGGCTGTGAACGGAGCCGCGTGCAGGGCAACTGGTGTGGAATGCATGCCGCGCGCATAGATCGAACCGGCAAGCCAGGCCCGATTCACTCAGTTCCTAATAATCCCAGAGCTGGCCAGGGGTGGATCAGCAGCGATGGTTACCGCAAGTTCCGCATAGACACTCGGGTGGTCGGGGAGCATCGTCTTGTCATGGAGCAGGTCCTCGGCCGCTTGCTGGAGCCGTTCGAGAACGTGCACCACAAGAACGGCATCCGCGACGACAACCGGCCCGAGAACCTGGAGCTGTGGGTGACGTCGCAGCCGTCAGGCCAGCGTCCCGAGGACCTCGTCTCCTGGGTCGTCTATCACTACCCGGAGTTGGTCGAGGCCGAGTTGCGGGTACGGAAACATGAGAAGCGGACCGGCCAGGTTCGCCTGATCGTCTAGGAGGAGCGCATGGCCCTGACCACCTCGTCGACTCCGTCGTCGAGTTCACCCGACCCCAAGAAGGCCGACAAGCCGGAGACCGCCGACAAGCCGGACGCCGAGGCGAAGAAGGCCAAGGTCAAGCCGGTCTCCGCGGCGGGCGCCACGGACCCGGCGGTGCAGCAGCTGCTCGCCGAGCAGCAGACCGCCGTGTCGAACGGTGACGACGACGCGATCCGTGACATCAACAAGAAGCTCAACGATCTCGGCTACGAGTAGAACGTCTGAACCATCCACCCTGCGGGCCCCGGACAAGCGCTCCATGTCCGGGGCCCGCGCACGCCCGGAAGGCAAACCATCCATGGACATCGTGTATCCCGTCACCGACGCCACGCTCACCCTCGCCGACGGCAGCGTGTTCGTGGTGCACCGCGGCCAGCATTGGACCACCACCGACAGGGTGGTCCAGGAGAAGCCGGACGCGTTCTCGGACGACCCCCGCTACGGCCTGGCGTTCTCGACGCCGCCGGCGGAGATGGCCGATCCGCCGGTCGAGCAGGCGACGGCCGCGCCGGGCGAGAAGCGCAGCATGCGCCGCGGCTGACCGGACCAAGTACTTGATGCGCTCCTCCGGCCGGCTGCTCGTGGATGGTCGGCCGGTCGGAGGCCCCAACCATCCACCACCATCCACACGAAGGACCCCACGATGACCGACGAGACGTACGCGCACGATCCGGACTGCAACGCCGAGCACGAGGCCGGCCCGGAGCCGTGCCCACCGCCACGTGACGCCGAGGCCCCCGACATGGCCGGCGCGGTCGCGCTGGCCTACGTCCACTCCAACGAAGTCGCCTACTCCTGGCATCACTCGCTCATCGAGTTGATGGGCTGGGATTTCGTCAACCAGGGCCGGGTCGTGCGGGGCGGGTTCGTCGCCATCCGCTACGGCACCGACGGCCTGGTCGAGGCCCGGAACAAGGCCGTCGCGATCTTCCTGCGGGAGAAGCAGGCGGAGTGGCTGTTCTGGCTGGACACCGACATGGGTTTCGCCGCGGACACCCTGGACCGGCTGATCGCGGTCGCGGACCCGCTCGAGCGGCCCGTGGTCGGCGGTCTGTGCTTCAGCCAGCGGGAGCACACTTCGGACGAGATGGGCGGCTGGCGCTGTACGGCCACACCGACGGTGTTCGACTGGGCGCACATTGACGAGCAGATGGGCTTCGCGGTCCGCTGGGAGTACCCGGACAACACCGCGATCCGGGTGGCCGGCACCGGCTCGGCGTGCATCCTGATCCACCGGTCGGTGTTCGAGCGGATCGAGGAGAAGTTCGGGCCGGTCTGGTATGACCGGGTCCCGAACCCGTCGACCGGCCAGGTCGTGTCCGAGGACCTGGCGTTCTGCATGCGCGCCGGCACCCTCGACATCCCGGTGCACGTGCACACCGGCGTGAAGACCAGCCACCAGAAGGCATTGTGGCTGGCCGAGGACGACTACATGCGGCAACGGGCCCTCGACAAGGCGATCAAGGCAGACCTGGCGCGGGCGGATAAGTCGTGACGACCAGGGTGAACATCAACGGGTCCAGCCACCAGGTAGAGATTCAGCACGATGGCCAGACAGACCTGACGTACGTCGTGGAGAAGGCCCAGAAGCTGTGGGATGAGACCAAGCCGGCAGACCCCGGCGCAGGGCCGGCGTTCGGCTTCCAGGCCCAGGTCAAGCTCAGTAGCAACCGCAGCGACTATGGTCCGGCGTCTTTCCGCCACGGCGACCGCCCGGTGGTGGAACCGTGAAGATCGCGATCACCGGTGCTGCCGGCTTCATCGGCTCGTGGCTGGGCGTGGAGCTCATCGACTACGGGCACAACGTGTCGGGCTTCGACCGGGTCCGCGGCGACGGTGACCTGCTCGATCCCGGCGTCGCCGTGGACTGGTTGCGTAGGACTCAGCCGGACGTGGTGGTGCACCTCGCCGCGCAGGTCGGCCGGATCTTCTCCGAGGACGACGTCCGCCGCACGGTGCGCCTGAACGTTGAGATGACCACGGTCGTCGCGCAGGCCTGCGGCGACGCCGGCGTCCGTCTCGCCTACGCCTCCACCTCGGAGATCTACGGCGACCAGGGCGACCAGTTGTGCCGC